CAGCCGCCGGCGCCCCCTGCAGTGCTGCAAGAGGTGGATAGTTTGGACCTGGCATGGAATTATTTCCTGCTTCTATAGCGTCATCACGTCGACCGTTTTCGGCTTTTTCTCGCCACGATAGCCGTCATCCGGCGGCTTGTGCCGCGGCACCGGCGGCACCTTGCCGGCCACCATCCTGTCGATCAACTGCCCGACCAGAGACAGCGCGTCGACCTGGTCGTCATATTTCGCCGCCGGAAAACTCAGTACCTCGGCCATGAAATCCGCGGCCCACGGCGCATGCCTTGTATAGAACAATCCATCCAGAGCCATGCGGCCCTGAATGGATCTGGCTCTGACACTCTTATCATTACGTGATGCAAACTGCTCGCGATTGACATAGAGATGCCGCTGCATCATTCGCTTTTCGAGGAACGGTCCCACGCCGGATTTGATCTGTCCGCTCTCCTCGGCCCAGTACAGAGGCCGGTATTTTTGCACGAGGTCACACAATCCCTCGATCCACACATCTGCAGTAGCCTGACGCCGCCACACGTCGAGCAGATACATTTTGTTGAGGTGGTCGATGCCAAGCACGACATGAACAGTAAAGTCGCCACTGTCTGCTGAGACAGCATAGTCGGATCCACCATAGATCCGCAAAGTCGAGGCGTGTGGAACGATATCACAGGGTTTCAACCAATCTGCCTTGAAGAAGTTGCCTTCATCGGGCGCTGGGGCTTGTTGATAAAGAGCACTCCACACTCGTGGAGGAGTTGTATCGCGCAGGGACAGTAATTGCTGGCCATACCCGTAATCGTCATCGGTCCATAATGGTTCATCAACAGCGCGTCCCAGGGGATCGTCCTGCTTGGCGAAAGCGGGCAGTGAGAGCACTTCCCAAGGTTCATGCTGCAAGCATCGTCCGGCAAGATCATCCTCGTGCCACCGTGTTTGAATCAATACCTGCCTGGCACCAGGAACCAGACGAGGCCGAAAATCATTGAGATACCAATCCCACAAACGATCGCGGATAAGCAGAGAATCAGCATCCTGCCGGCTTCGGATCGGATCATCGATGATGCCGAACAGCGCACGAAATCCCGCAATGCCAACATTCGCTCCCGCGGCGTAATACTCGCCCCCTTCCACAATCGACCAGCGATTGGCCGCCTGGTTGTCCTCGGACAGATGCACGCGCAGCGTCAGCCCGTGTTCGCTGACGATATTCCGCACCCGGCGGCCCCAGCGCTCCGCCAACTCCGTGGTGTGACTCGCCGCCAGAATCAAGGCCTTGGGATTCTGCGACAGCAGCCACGGCGGAAACAGCACGCTGGTATAAGTCGATTTTGCCGAGCCCGGCGGCATGAAAATGGCTAGCCGCGAGATATCCCCAGCCGCGACCGCCTCGAGCTTTTCATTGATCAGCCGATGATGCGCCGCCGGCTTATAACCATTGAACTCGGCCCAGGCGTTCAGGCTCGCGCGAAGCTGCTTGCGCAGCAAAAGCTCTGCCGCTGTCGTTTCTCTGTTGGCAAATGGCGAACCGCGGCCGGATGAGCCCGAGGTCAATCCCGACCCCAGGGACGCGCCGGGAACCCAGGCCCGTGCCTGGTCGAGTCACCGCCCTTGTACTGATCGATCCGCCGCCCAGCATCGCTCATGCGATCGACTTCGGCCGCATCGTCCGGCCCCTGCGCGCCCCAATTAGGCCCGCCCTGGTCGGCATTGTAACCATCGCCGCGATTGGCCCCGACCTTGCTCATGTCGCGGCAGGACTGGTCGCGCTCACCTCGAAACGTGCCCATCTCAATACCCCTCGCCGCCGCCCGCATCCTTGCGGGCATCCTTCTTTCCCGCCACCCCGCGACCGACCTGGCCCTTGCCGGAGTTCAAATTATCGTCGCGCTCGGTCGCACCCGGGCCCTGGCTGCCCCACTCGTCGGGATGGCCATGCGGGATCCCGCTCTCCTCACTGCCGGGCTTGCAAGCCCCAACCTTATGCATGTCTCTCGCCATCAGCGTGGTCCTCCTATCATCACAGGTGGATAAGAACTGTAGCGCGGCCGCTGATCCAATGGCACCATGCCCTGCGGATTGAGCGGCATGCGCGACAAAGTCGTCTGGTCGACCGGAATAGGCGAGGCCGCGGGCATCTGCTGCGCCTGCATCTGGCGCCGCCGCATTGCATCCGCCTGCGCCTGCGCTTGCGCCATCTGGGAGGCCTGCTCTTGCCCCCTGTTCGTCATGTCCATGCGCATCGCCCCGCGCAATTGGTTGGTGTTGGGATCGCCAACACCAGCCGTGTTGTAGCCAAGCGCGCTCAATGCACTCAATGGCAAATAAGGCATGGCCTTACTCTCTATTTATGGGGCGTCACCGTCGGCCGATCCCCGCCCGGAGGCTGCGGTTTCCCGCCACCACCTGCCGGAATCCAGATAAGCACCCAACCAAACCGCTGCGTATAAAACCAGCTCCAACCCGGAGGCGGCGACAGCCCCGGCGGCACTTCCGGCGGATCGATCGGCGGAGGATCGGTCGGCGGCAGCACGATCGGATGCGCAGGCTGTGGCGGAGGCCCGGGCACCCCATACCCTGGATCCACAGGCCCCGGCACGATCGGATGTGCCGCATGCGGCGGGGGCGCAGGCACTCCATAAGACGGATCCACCAGGATCTGCCCGATCCCATTGATCGTCACCTGCGTCGTCTTGCCTTCGCTGTCGGTCATGGTGCCGACGATCGTCACTTGCTGTGCCATTTCACACCTGCTTTCCGGCCATTGGGCCATTATGTCAAATGAACCTTAGTTGCCCTTGCTGAAACTTTGGAAACCATAAAACAACTGGTATGGTTGCGGATTTATATAACTTGAGTTGGAGTTCAGGGCATACAGACCGCCACCGTGAAGCACGAGCTGCGCTGGGAATTTAGAATTCGGCATGGCGCCCGTTGTGATTGTGCCGGGGGCAGTTCCTATAAAGGTTTGATAGTAAAACTGGATCGTAGCCGCCGCTAGGGCACTATTTTTCCAACCGATAAGCGCTGTAGCGAGTGTGGCTACATCAGTCGAACTGATGCCGATCGCCGCGCCTTGTGCCGTTGTCGGAGCCGAAGGTTCAAGCGCTCCCTCATACCAACGCACTCTGGGAACAACAGCCGGCGCTGGAATGATGCCATTTACGATCACATCCTGATACTTCGTATACCACCCGCTCATCATCGAGAAGATGGTAATACTGCTTCCACCAACAGAACCCACACTTGTTGTTCCGCTCCCCGCCGTTCCGGCGTTAACTGCCGCACCCGCCGCTCCATTGACGATCTGCCCACAGGTGAAGGTCGTTGCTAACGGGGTCGAAAGAACCTGATAAGTACTAGCCAGCACCAGCCCGCTATAAGCCGTACCTCCGGAGACCGTGAACCGAAGAGTATTGCCTGTGGCGAGATTGTGAGCCGCCGGTGTGGTGAATGTCGTGCCCGAGGCAGTAACTGTCTGAACCTTGGACTGGACATCGCCCCGAATGGATTGATCGATCAGGGAGGTTGCGGTTGCCTGATCAGCCGCGTTCCATGCAGAGACAATCGAGTTTAGAAGGGAAGCTTCGAAAGAGGTGGGGGCGGGACTTCCTGCATCTGAGGATTGTCCGGACAATGCCAGACCCCCGCCGACATATGGAGCGTAAGCGATGGAGTCGGTGAAATCCACCGGTCGGTTTGGTATCACATTATAACCATAAGCGGAGAGTGCTGTTCCCTTAAGCTGGTCCGTGAGGAAGGAAGTACCCCCGCCGCCACCCTGGAAAGCATAACAACGATCCAGACGTGACATTGCCGCGCCCCAAGAAGACGCAGGCAAGAGGTTTCCAAATATCTGCCGGGAACGGAGAGCCTGATATGGTGCACTTACAGGGACACTGATCGGGGTGATACCAAGAGCCGCGCCTCTTTGCGCCGACCACTGAAACACGGAGAACTGGCCATTCCAGACCTCGTTCCCCCACTCCACAATCAGTTTCAGATTAGAATTAAGGTTAGCGTAAAGGACATTGAGCGCGTTTGTTACATACGTATCGTTGGCGAGCGGAGGAATTGTGTACCAAAGATTTGTGTTGACCAGATTGGCAAGTTGCGCCATTGCCTCCAAGGGAGGGTGAGCTTGCATGCCGCCATTGCTATAGATGACACGGTTGATTGTTGCATCATAAGTAAACGTTCCAATTCCGGAGGCAATGGTATCACCAAAATTCGCGCCGACAGGCACGGCCAGAGTATTGACGATGAGCTTCGCCCCACCCGTCTTGCCGGTGATCGTCAATGTCTGATAGCCAACCCAACCCCCACTCGTATAGGGATGGACAAACGCAATCGGAATCGTGAACTGGGTCGCGCTATCCACGCTTGTGATCGTCGTCTGCACGTTGTTGACTTCGGTCGTACCGGAGACCCCCGTGA